ATCAACCTGTTACCGAATCTGTAAAGATTCAAAAATTGCTTCAAAGAGCACAAGAACTTTACGGTTCTGATTATTTTGATCTGCAAAATCAAAACTGGTTTGGAGACAATCTTACAGTTCAAGCATTATTTCCAACGTGGATAATGCGCGCATATGAAGAAAATCCATCTAATGTTTTGGTCATCCCAATTATTAAAAACTATTTTAGATGGCTGCTTTCCTTGGAATATGGATATGGCGCACAATTAAATTGGGAAACGTTGCGGAGTTCTTTATTTACCAATTCAATTTTTTTGGAAGCCTATGCTGATTTTTATTTCCCCGGAGCAGATTTTTCTCAAGAACCCTTGAAATCAATTCTTCCCAATTTGCGTAAATTTTTGATAAAAATAGATCCGGATTACAGCAATCAAAAAGGAACACCACAAGGAATAAAGTATTTGATTTGTAATTTGTTAGGTATTGATTGGGACGGTCTTGAAGTGTATACAGCCAATTCTTGCGTAATTCAGGTTAACGTGTCTTCACAATATCAAGATATAATTAAAAATTATAAAGCATTTTTGGACCAACATGTATTTCCTGCAGGTATGAGTGTAATTTATGGAGTGAAGTGATATGTTTAAAAAAATGGTGATGTTTGCTGCTGCGCTGGCTTCTCGGGGAATATCTTCTAAAAAAATTGATGAACAGACCAAACAGTTGAGAGTTTTGTCTTGTTTTGGACATGCAGATATTTCACCATGCCCACACTTATTTTTGAGCAAAAACAAGAAAAACCATTACTGTGGGAAATGTGGTTGTGGAGACAGCAAACGAACTTGGCTGATAAAGGATTCCAACGAATACTCTAAACTGGACTATCCGAGACTGGAATGTCCGATGAAGATGCCAGGATTCACGAACTACGATCCAAATTTTTATACAGATGAAATAAGAGATAGAAAAAAGAAAATAGAGGATTTTGATCCCCAAAGCCTCGCTTTGATTCAAATAACCATAGGCACAAACCCACTTCAAGAGAAAATTGCTGAGGAAATAAACAATCTTATTGAAGATTCATAAATATTTTTAACATGCCTATTACGTCTCGCCAAGAATTCATCGATTACACCTTAAGATCCTTGGGTGCCCCAGTAATCCAAATAAATGTCGATCCACAACAAGTTGAGGACCGCTTGGATGAGGCTCTGAAATACATGGAAGAAAGGCACTTTGATTTCAACCAAAGAGCTCTGTTTGCTTATCAAATGCAACCCCAAGACATTGCTCGGAATTATTTTGACACCAGCACATTTGGTCCTGCATTGGGTGCTCAAATAAGAACTGATAGTAGTGGCGTGACTTCTTATTATCCAACAGGTCAAGATATTGTTTCTGTAACCAAAGTTTACGCTGCCGACAACCAAGTCGGTGACTATATGTTTGACCTTCGTTATCAGATGACCTTATTTGACTTCTTTGGTCTTTATTTCAATCAGTCTGGTTATCCATCTGCTCCCATGGCCGCATACATGGAAGCAATGTCTTATGTAAAACTAATCAATGATGTCTTTAATTATCCAATGTCTTATACCTTTACAAAGACAACACAAAGACTGTTTTTGGATACAGATTACAGCAATTTGAATGGAAAAAACTATCTTCTTATTGAGGCATATGTAAAAATAGATTCTGACAAATTTGATAGGGTTTGGGAAGACAGAATATTTAAAAAGTATTTTGCAGCATTGCTTAAGAGGCAGTGGGCACAAAACTTAATGAAGTTTGCTGGAGTCCCACTTCCGGGTGGTGCTCAATTAAATGCCCCTGCAATAATGCAGGAAGCAATGAAAGAAATTGCAGAAGTCGAAGCCGAATTGCTGAAGGTATATGAACTACCAGTAGATCCATTGATCGGTTAATACATGGCAATAAACCCTTATATCAATCTTACATCATACACCTCAGAACAAAATCTTGTTGAGGATATCACTGTAGAATTGATTCAAGGGGTTGGACAAGATTGTCTTTATGTTCCAAGAAAAGCACTAAACATAGATCGTTTGTTTGGTGAAGATCCTACATCTTTTTTTGAAAAAGCATATACTCTTGAAATGTATATTCAATCATACAAAGGATTTGAGGGGACCGATGTAATAACTCAATTTGGAATTGAAATCAAGGATAAAATTTCCTTGCTTATGGCCAGAAGACGATTCCGAGAACAAGTTACTGTTGCAGACCCAACCATCACTCGTCCACGCGAAGGAGACTTGATATACTTTCCTCTGTCAAAGTCATTATTCGAAATTAACTTCGTAGAACACGAAAACCCCCTATACCCGTTAGGTCGCTTGTATTCATACCAGATAACGGCAGAACTCTTCACATACAGTTACGAAAAGATTACAACTCCAAGTCCTGCCGTAAATTCACCTTACACATCTACATTTGGATTCTCCGGTAGCACTATGATTCCTTTGAATAACATTCTTGGAACAACGGCTGGTATTAATGACATTTTGGATGAAGAGGCTGCAATTTACGAATTTGACTCAAATAACCCAGCAAGCAATTGCGACTCATAAAGGTAAACAATGTTTGGATATTATTACAACAAAAGTCTCAGAAAACTGGTGGTTGGATTCGGAACATTGTTCAACAACATTTATGTTTCGCATGACAATGAAACTGGTCCAAATACTACATTAAGAGTTCCAATTACATATGCTTCTCAAGAAAAATTTATTCAACGCCTTTTAAATCCCTCATCTATCACAGATGGAACCAGGATAGAAAATCAATTACCAAGAATAAGTTATCATGTAAACAGCATTGTACCAGATCCATCAAGACGGCGTGCTCGTTTTTCTTCAGCTATTGCTTTATCTCCAAGTGGTGCTGGTTGCAACAATACTGGAACCCAAATAGCAAATGAACAACCAGTAAATGTCGGAATAAATCTTTTTGCATATACAAGACATATCGATGATATGCTGCAAATAGTGGAGCAAATTATTCCTTTTTTTGTGCCAGACCACATCATCAAAATTTCTTTGACTGATTCGGGTGATCCAATAAACATTCCGATTGTGATGGTATCCAATAACCTGACTGATAAATATGAAGGAGATTTTAACAGCAGAAGATTGCATATAGCATCTTTTAATTTTGTTGCAAAATCTTACATCTTTGGCGGTGTCTCAAATGTCACCACAATTAATCAGGTTGCCGAAAGCGTTGATTTTACATTAGATTAAACATGAATATTAATAAAAATTTGGCAAAACTTTTCAATGTCCCCGAAGGACAAAATAGTTCTTTGGATAAACCACCTCAATCTGGTGGAACTTTTGATACTGCCAATTTTCAAAAAGATTATGCATTGGTACAAGATAATTTGAAGTCACTTATCGGTAGTGGAAATGTTGCCTTGGAAAGTGCTTTGAAAGTAGCCACTGAATCAGATAGCCCAAGAGCATTTGAAGTTGTTGCCATTCTGTTGAAGACAATGGCTGATCTAAACAACAATGTGCTGGATGTCCATAAAAAAGCAAAGGACACAACTGGTACGAAGGTTGAAGTCAAGCAGACAAACAATTCTGTCTTTGTTGGGTCTACCAAAGATCTGCAAAATTTGATAAACAAGGAAAGAAGTACAGATAAAGATATAGTTGAGGCAGAGGCTGTGAATGAACCGAAACAACAATAATCAGGGATATAGAAACAATTCAAAACTCAAACTCCCCGGTGTGGAAATGCAATACACCAAAGAGGAGTTTGAGGAATATGTGAAATGTGCAAACGATCCTGTTTACTTTTGTGAAAAATACATAAAAGTAAAAACTTTGGATAAAGGTGTTGTTCCATTTAAACTTTATCCATATCAGAAAAAATTTATAAACGAATTGCATAAAAATCGATTCGTAATATCCAAGTGGCCTCGCCAGTGCGGTAAGTCTACATGTGTGACCAGTTATATTTGCCACTATGTCACTTTCAACCAAAGCGTAAACGTTGCAATTCTAGCAAACCGTTTGAAGACGGCAAAGGAAGAATTGTTTTCCAAACTTCAACTTGCTTATGAAAATTTACCACATTTCCTGCAACAAGGAGTCGTAGAATGGAATAAGACGAGTTTTAAATTGGAAAACGGCTCCAGGGTCATGTGCGACGCTACATCGTCTACAGCGATCCGTGGCGGCTCATATAACTTGCTCCTGTTGGACGAGTACGCCTTCTTGCCAAGCCATGTAGCAGAAGAATTCTATACATCCACATATCCGACCATTTCTGCTGGTACTACGACCAAACTTATCATTGTTTCCACACCAAATGGAATGAATCATTTTCATAAACTTTGGGTTGATGCAAACAGAAACCAAGGGCACAAGTTAAAAAACATGTTCGTTCCAGTTGAGGTGAGTTGGCGTGAAACTCCCATCAGCCCCGGAAGCCCCAAATTAAGAGATGATGAATGGGCCACTGAGCAAATTGCAAACACAAGCCCAGAACAGTTTGAGCAGGAATATGGCTGTAGTTTTTTGGGTTCATCTAATACTCTTATATCAACTTCAAAATTGAATGTATTGGCTCCAGAAGAGTATTTGGAAGAAGATAAAGAAGGATTAAGAGTATTTGGAAAACCCGATAAAGACAAAATTTACTTTTTGCAGGCTGACGTTTCTAGGGGGCAAGGATCAGATTTTTCTGCCTTTACGATGATTGACGGCACATCATCTCCATATAAAGTTGTTGCAACTTTTAGAAACAATACAATCAGTCCATTTAATTTCCCCACTATTATCAAAAAAATATGTGAACAATACAATAACGCATACGCTTTGATCGAAACAAATGACATTGGTGGTCAAGTTTCTTCGATTCTTTACAATGATTTGGGTTATGAAAATGTCCTCATGACAAGAATGATGGGTCGAAAAGGACAAATTTTGTCGCAAGGATTTGCATCATCTGGAAGAAGTGAAATGGGTCTGAGAACCACAACACAGACCAAAAAATTAGGCTGCGCTATTTTAAAAAGATTAATAGAAGAAGATAAAATTTTACTAAACGATGAAAGAATAATTTCTGAACTGTTCACATTTGTCTCAAAGGCAAATACTTACAAGGCAGAAGAAGGTCATAATGATGACTTGGTGATGTCCTTGGTGTTCTTTGCTTGGCTTTCAAGACAAGAATATTATGCTGATCTAATTGAAAGCGCAAAATTTAATTATGAGGATGCGCAGAAGCCGGAAGATGACAATGTGCTTTTTATGATGGATAACAAAGATGAACTTGATGACAAAGAGCCATTTTCTCAAGGAGGGGTTGTTTGGTATCCCACATAAAAATTCTAAATATTTTAGATAAAAAGGGATATCATGCCATCACTCAGTTCATTTATTAGCTCAAACCAATATAACAGAGAAATAATTTCAGTTCCATTTATTGGGGCAATGCGTACTGGAACGGGCTACAGAGCACCACAATTCGACACAGATGGTGTGTGTTTTGATCCGGGCGGTTTGTTTGGTTGGTTAATTTATGCAAGAACTTCATTTTCTCCTGCAAAAGGAAACACTGGCGACCTATACATTGCCTATACCAATCCATCAGATTTAGTTCAAGATTTGAATAGATTGGATGGTGTGACAAATGCTTTGTTGTATCCAAATTTATCAGGTGGGACATGGTCGTTCTTCAAGTCGGCATCTTCGACTACAGTAAATCCCACAACCATCGGCAATCAATTTTTGAATGCAATAAGTTATTTGGCATACGGTGGTACATTGGTTATCGCAGGACAAGTTGCTGGATTTAACAAATATCTTCAAGATAATCCAACTTCTGCATTTGATGTCGCTGTAGATCCCGTACTAGATCCAGACATGATTTCTTGGGTTACTACTCAAGAATACATTACAGGAATATTTCCATCTCGTCCAGACTCAACTGGTGTAAGTGGTGCTGGATACACGATGGCAAATTTTGCTGCAACAATTGGTTCTCTCGCAAATGGCATGACACAAGGAATCAAATACTTTAATGTTTTAGGTTTGATTACCAGAAACATCGATGTACCATTGCTTCAAGCAAATTCAGAAATTACTTACACAATTCCATCAACTTCAGATGTTGCAGGATTCTTTGCAAGAGCAAAAAATAGAAATGAATTGTATTTGACCGTTGCTGGTTTAGATCGTTCTACTATATTGAATGGAGATGTAATCAATCCCATAAATTGGTCTGATACTCTTAAGAACACTCTAAGATCTAACAAGGTCAATTTCTTTGTAAATGCAAATGAAAAATTCTTGGGTGCAGACTTGGTTGGTGCAACGGCTGCAGCCAATGGCATTGTAACAGTAGACGACCGAATTGGTCCAGCAAAATTGAAACTTGCTATCATGCAAGCAATCAACAATGTTGCTTTCAAATATGTCTTTGACATTAATAATGCAACCACAAGAGATCAAGTTACAAGCGAAATTCAAACTGCTATTGATCCATTCAATCCTTATCTGGATACATCAAAGACGGAAATTGTGTGCAATGGAACAAACAACGAAGACAATTCCAGCACACTCAAGATTGATGTTGTTGCTAAACCAATAATAGGCACTGAATCTTTCTTGCTTGAATTTAGTTACACACAATAATGGCAAATACGATTTCAGATTTCAAAACAAACTTTAATGGTGGGACAAGACCCAACCGTTTTACTGTTTTACCTCAATGGCCTGCTGGAATCGCTCCACCCCTTACAGATGCCCGGTTTAAAATTGTTTCTGCATCTTTGCCATCCGTGACGGTCAACACGATTAGCGTCCCATATAGAGGGAGAATGGTAAATTTTGCAGGAGATCGGCAATACAGTCCATGGGTCATCGGAGTTTACGACGATGGTAATTCCCAAAATCTTTGGCGTGCATTTCAAACTTGGAAAGAGAGATTGGATGGACACTGGACACACGAAGTTCATCAAAATGATTATTCATATAAAAACTTGCAAACTACATGGCAAATAGATCATTTAGATGTAAATAATAATCAAGTTTTAAGAAGAATTTGGTTGTACAAATGTTGGCCAAGCGTTGTTGGTGAAATTGCTTTAGATATGGGTCAACAAGAATTTGTTTCTTTTTCCGTCACATTGACATATGACAACATAAAAATTCAAGGAATGTAACATATGTTAAATGAATTCAAGACAAACTTCTTCGGTGGAACCAGATCAAACAGATTTTTGATAACTGGCAATATTCCTTTTGCAAATCAAACTTTTACGCCATATCACGTAAGAGCAACCATTCTTCCACAAGTAATGTCAACAACAATGACATATGATTTTTTTGGAAGAAAGTTTCACTATCCCGGTGAAAAACAATACTCAACTTGGGTTTTTACGGTTCTTGATGATACTGGTGACAAAAATCTTTGGCATGCATTCCAAACTTGGCAAAATCGAATAAACAATAACGAAACAAACGTATCTTCGTTAATCAATCAAGCAACAACTTACAAGGCCAACAACTGGACTGTCAATCATCTTGACATGAACGATGAAAATGTTTTGAAGACCTTTATTCTATATGGCTGCTGGCCAACACAAGTTGGCCAATTAAGCCTAAATATGAGTGCCCCCAATTCATTTGCATCATTCCAAGTAATGATTGTATTTGATCAAATGGAAATTCAGAGTTACGGTCAGAGAATAACAAATAGGTGATAAATCATGGAATTAGAATTATTTGGATTTGAATTCGGCAAGAAAAGAACCCCAAAGCAGGAGAGAGAAGAAAAAACACTTCAATCTTTCACTGCTCCTGAAATCTACGATGGAACCGTAACTGTAGAGGCTGGGGGTTTCTTTGGGACTGCGCTTGATTACGCGGCTTCTATGCGCGACGAGAGCGCATCAGTTGTTCAATACCGAAACATGTCCATCTATCCCGAAGTTGACAATGCAATTGATGAAATCGTAAATGCATCAATCGTTTTGGGAACAGACAGAAGACCTGTCAAACTTGATTTGGCCAATCTTCCGGTATCAGATGTTATCAAGAATAAAATTTACAGAGAATTTGACAGAATTCTGCATTTGTTGGACTTTAACAACAAATCATATGAAATATTTCGTCGTTGGTACATCGACTCAAAAATTTATTACAACTTGGTAATCGACAAGGAAAGACCAACAGACGGAATTAAAGAAATTATTCCTGTTGATCCTTTGAAAATCAAAAAGATTCGCAAAGTAAAGAAAGAGATGGAACGTGTTGAAGGACAGTCCATTTCCTTGATCAAGGATATCGAAGAATATTACCTTTACACAAATACGGACAAAGAATCATACATGTTGACTGGCCCCGGTGGTCTTCAGCTTTCCTTGGACAGTATCGTCTATGTTCCTTCAGGGATTGTAGATCTCAACACAAAACGGGTTCTTGGTTATCTTCACAAGGCAATACGACCCCTGAACATGTTGAGACAACTAGAAGATGCTCTTCTAGTTTACCGCATTGCCCGCGCACCAGAACGCCGAGTGTTCTATGTTGACGTAGGACAATTACCAAAGCAAAAGGCCGAACAGTACATGCGCGACATGATGAGCCGTTTCCGCAACCGTGTAATCTATAACCAAGCAACTGGCGAAGTTCGTGACGAAAGAAACCATCTTTCCGTGCTTGAGGATTACTGGCTTCCCCGTCGTGAAGGTTCAAGAGGGACCGAAATTTCGACTCTTCCGGGTGGACAAGCCATGTCCCAGATAGACGACGTTGATTATTTCAAGAAGAAATTATACAACTCTCTGAATGTTCCAATCAGCAGACTTACTTCTGAATCTACTGGATTCAACATGGGCAGATCTGTTGAGATCACCAGAGAAGAAGTAAAG